GATGATTACTTTGAAAGAATCTTTGAACAAACAACTTCATCTAATTACCCTCCATACAATCTGATTCAGTTAAATAATCATGAGTCTATTTTAGAAATTGCATTAGCAGGATTTAAAAAGGAGGAGGTAAATGTTTTCACAGAGTATGGAAAACTTTTTATCAAAGGGCAAAAGGTGGAGGGGGAGGACAGAACGTTTGTCCACAAGGGTCTGGCTCAAAGAAGTTTTGAACGAGTCTGGACTATATCCGACGACACAGAAATCCAAGAGGTCACGTTCGAAGACGGACTATTGGTGGTCAAACTCGGAAAAGTAATTCCAGAACATCATCAACGAAAGGATTATCTCTAAATACAACTGACTATCGTCGGCGCAGACGGGGAGGTAACTGGCACACTCCAGTTGACACCTCCCTTTTTCATTGGTATAATAAGTAAAGGTTAAAGTATCTCATGTCTGTAAAACTTGTTTTGCTCAAGTCTGGTGAGCAAGTAATCTCTGATGTAAAACAAATTTTTTCTGGAGAGAAAGTCAATGGGTTCTTGTTTGAGAATCCTCTGGTTGTTCATACTGATGTTGGCAATCTCCTCCTGACAGAGGATGGTGTGCAAACACCAGATAAGTTGGGTGTGCGTTTAGAGTCTTGGATCGCTTTGAGTGCAGACAAAAAGATGGTAATTTCAAAAGATTGGATTGTCACCTATGTAGATCCAATCAAAGAACTTTTAGACATGTATGAGGAATGTACAGATGGAGGAGAAGAAGATGGTGAAGTGTCTTTTACTGAAGAATAATACGCTGCTGATTGCCACAGTTGAAGAAGTAATCGGACAGATTGGTGAACCAGATTGTCGTTTAATCAAACCATATTTGGTTGAGAGACCTTCACTTGAGATTACAGACTGGTTGGATTTCACCAACCAAAATGATATAATGATTAGGTCAGATGATGTCCTGACCTTCGTTGACCCTAAGGGTGAACTACTTGACAAATACTTAAAACAGATTGAATGAAGTTCTACACTAACGTTCAGATGGTCGGGGACAAGTTTCTTGTCAGGGGTTATGAAGATGGCAAACACTTCATGGTCCGTGAGGAATTTCAACCGACTCTTTTTGTGCCTTCTAAAAAGAAGACCAACTATAAAACGCTTGAGGGTGAGTATGTACAGTCTGTAAAACCTGGCACCGTTCGGGAATGTCGTGAGTTTTTCAAGCAGTATGACGGTGTAGATGGATTTGAGATCTATGGTAACGAGAGATATATCTATCAATACATTGCAGAGAAATACCCTGAAGAAGAGATTAAGTTTGATATTAGCAAGATTCGTCTTCTGACGATTGACATTGAGACCCGTTCAGAGAACGGGTTTCCTGATGTCGAGTCCGCTGACCAGGAGATTCTTCTCATCACGGTGCAGGACTATACCACTAAAGAGATTATCACTTGGGGTGTTGGACCTTTCAAACTGAAGCAAGGTAACCACTACTACAAGCAGTTCAACAATGAGTATGATATGCTCTCCGACTTCAGTCAGTGGTGGGAAGAGAACATGCCTGATGTGGTCACTGGGTGGAATATTCAACTGTTCGATATCCCATACCTTGTGGGACGTATTGACCGTGTTCTAGGGGAGAAGAGGTGCCGTAGGTTCTCTCCCTGGGGTCTGGTGAGTCAGAAAGAACTGTATATCAAAGGTAAGCAATACAAGACCTATGACGTGGGTGGTATCACTCAATTGGATTACCTTGAGTTGTATCGTAAGTTTACTTACACCAACCAGGAATCTTATCGTCTGGATTATATTGCAAGCGTAGAACTGGGACAGAAGAAACTTGATCACTCTGAGTTCGATACTTTCCAAGACTTCTACACTAATGGTTGGCAGAAGTTCGTAGAATACAACATCATTGACGTGGAACTTGTTGACCGTCTGGAAGACAAGATGAAACTTATCGAACTTGCAATTACTATGGCATATGATGCCAAGGTGAACTATAATGATGTTTTCTACCAGGTAAGGATGTGGGATACCATCATCTACAATTACCTGAAGAAAAACAACATTGTTATTCCTCCTAAAAAGGACTCATCTAAAAGTGACAAGTATGCTGGTGCCTACGTTAAAGAACCGATTCCTGGGCGTTATGATTGGGTGGTCAGTTTTGACCTTAATTCCCTGTACCCTCATCTTATCATGCAGTACAACATCTCCCCAGAAACCCTGGTGGAGGAGCGGCATCCAACAGCAAACGTTGACCGTGTACTTAATGAGGAGATAAATTTTGAGATGCACAAGGACTATGCTGTCTGTGCTAACGGTGCAATGTATCGTAAGGACGTGCGTGGTTTCTTGCCAGAACTAATGGACAAGATGTATGGTGAACGTGTCATCTTCAAGAAAAGGATGCTCAAGGCAAAGCAGGAGTACGAGAAGACTCCTACTGATGCACTTAAAAAGGAGATCTCCAGATGTAACAACATTCAAATGGCGAAGAAGATTGCTCTTAACTCTGCTTATGGTGCTATTGGTAATCAATATTTCAGGTATTACAAACTAGCAAACGCAGAAGCAATCACACTCTCGGGTCAAGTCTCAATTCGTTGGATTGAGAACCGTATGAACGAATACCTAAATAAACTCTTGTCCACAGAAAACGAGGACTATGTTATCGCATCAGATACTGATTCGATCTATCTTAATCTTGGACCTATCGTTGATGAATTTTTTGGTGCTAAGTCTGGCGACAAAGCAGCAATTGTTTCCATACTTGATAAGATCTGCCAAGAAAAACTGGAACCTTTTATCGAATCATCATATCAAAATCTGGCAACGTATGTTAATGCGTATGATCAGAAGATGAGCATGAAACGTGAGAATATTGCCGATCGTGGTATTTGGACTGCCAAGAAACGGTATATTCTCAACGTATGGAACAGTGAGGGTGTGGCATATGCTGAACCAAAACTAAAGATTATGGGCATTGAGGCAGTCAAGTCATCGACTCCTGCTGCATGTCGTGTTATGATTAAGGAAGCCCTGAAACTTATGATGACGGGCACAGAAGATGATGTGATTGATTATATTGATAAGTGTAGAACTAAATTCAAATCGCTCCCACCAGAGGACGTTTCTTTTCCTAGATCGGTCTCTGATGTTCAGAAGTATAAGAGTAGCAGTAGCATTTATGTGAAGGGAACTCCTATCCATTGTCGTGGTGCTTTAATGTTCAATCACCTTATCAAAGAGAGAAAGCTTACAAATAAATACTCCCTGATTGATAACGGTGAGAAGATCAAGTTCTGCTACTTGAAAAGTCCAAACCCCATTCATGAGAATGTAATTTCATTCATTCAAGACTTTCCTAAAGAACTGGATCTGAACAAGTATATAGATTACGAATTGCAATTTGAAAAATCTTTCTTAGATCCTTTAAAAATTATTCTTGATGTTATCGGATGGAACATTGAGAAGACTGTAAACCTCGAACTATTCTTCGCATGAAAGACCAAAACACTATCCCAGATGGTGAAACTAAACAAGACAAGTGGAACAGAGGTCTTGATATTTTCATTGAGTCTGTTATTGAACCAGATCCTACTCTCAGAGCCTGCGCTCACAATCAAAAATGTTTCCATGAATTGATGGATGTTCGTGAGAATGTGCTAGAATACCTAAAGACATTGAGGTGGCATTGATGGATTTGCCTATTAATGATGAGGAACTCGCAACTATTGTAAGTGCATTGCGACTGGGTGGTGACGCTGCTCTTTATCAGAAACTAAAGATCATCAAAGAAGTTCGTGAAGAAAATCCTGGTGGTCCTTATAAGAAAATTATTCGTGAACAGTTTGGGTTTGTTATTTGATGGACTTTCTAAAGGATATTGTAAAAGAGATTGGTGATGAATACACCAAACTAGCAGCAGACATTGAAGAGAATGAAGAATTTGTTGACACAGGTTCGTACATTTTTAATGCACTTGTATCAGGTAGTGTATTTGGTGGTGTATCTAGGAATAAGATTACTGCTATTGCTGGAGAGTCTTCTACTGGAAAGACTTTCTTCAGTCTCGCCGTGGTTAAGAATTTTCTCGATTCCAATCCCGATGGTTATTGTCTCTATTTTGATACTGAGGCAGCTGTTAATAAGGGATTACTTGAGTCCAGAGGCATTGACCTTAGCAGGGTTGTCGTAGTCAATGTTGTTACCATTGAAGAGTTTCGTGCCAAGGCACTCAAAGCGGTTGATATCTATCTGAAGAAAGATGCTGACGAACGCAAACCTTGTATGTTTGTGTTGGATTCTCTTGGCATGTTGTCTACCGAGAAGGAGATTACCGATGCTCTGAACGATAAGCAAGTTCGTGATATGACAAAATCACAACTGGTCAAAGGTGCCTTTCGTATGTTGACATTGAAGTTGGGACAGGCTAACATACCTATGATTGTCACGAACCACACTTATGATGTCATCGGTTCTTATGTTCCTACTAAAGAGATGGGTGGTGGTAGTGGTCTTAAGTATGCTGCCTCTACCATCATATATCTCAGCAAGAAAAAAGAAAAAGTTGGAACAGATATCGTCGGAAACATTATCAAGGCAAAGACTGCTAAGTCACGTCTGAGCAAGGAGAACCAAGATGTGGAAGTGCGTCTTTATTACGATGAGCGTGGTCTTGATCGTTATTACGGTCTTCTTGAACTCGGTGAGGTTGGCGGACTTTGGAAGAACGTCGCAGGACGATATGAAATTGATGGTAAGAAACTCTATGCAAAACAAATCCTTGCCGAACCAGAAAAGTATTTTACTGCAGAAGTAATGCAGGCACTTGATGAAACTGCACAGAAGGAGTTTGCTTATGGAGCTTCTGTCTGATTACGTTAGAGTATATGATGATGCTCTAGATACAGAATTTTGTAAGAAACTAGTTAGTTTCTTTGAGGCAAATAAAGTCTTTCATGATCCAGTAGATCATGGAGGACTTCCTACTTTTACTCAATATAATCTTACAGAAAGTCTTGGAGCTTCTCATCCATTCTCAAAAGAACTTGCTAGTGCATGTAAAGAACATACTCAAAAGTATGCAGAAGATCTAAGAATCAAGTTTCTACCAAAGAAACATTCTTGGGAAATGTTTCGCATAAAAAAATATGTTCCTGGTGGCAAGGAAAGATTTGATGAGCATGTAGACGTTGCTGATTACAAATCTGCCAAGAGATATCTCGCTTTCTTCATCTATCTGAATGATGTTGATGAAGGTGGTGAAACTCTCTTTAGTGGTTATAATGGTGACATGAACCACGTCAAACCAAAGAGTGGTAGAATGGTCGTATTTCCTCCTCTTTGGATGTTTCCACATTCTGGTTTACCCCCAGTGAGCGGAGACAAGTATATCGTTAGTGGTTATTTTCATTACCTATGAAGGACAGAATCGAAAGTACAATCCTTACTAATCTGATTTACAATGAAGAATACCTGAGAAAGGTTCTGCCTCATATTGAACCAGATTATTTTGACAATAGGATTGAGAGAGTCTTGTTTGAAGAGGTCTCACAGTTCATTGCAAAATATGATAAGCTTCCATCTCAGGAAATTATTTCTATTGAGATTAAGAATAGAACTGATTTGACTCAGGATGAATACTCTGATGCATTGAAGATTGTAAGTCTTCTAGTTCCACAAGAGATTAATCAGAGTTGGTTGCTTGATAGTACAGAGAAGTGGTGTAAGGATCGTGCCATTTATTTGGCATTGATGGAGTCTATCCGTATTGCGGATGGTGGTGACGAGAAGAAGAGTAGGGATGCTATCCCAACAATTCTTCAGGATGCCTTAGCGGTCTGTTTTGACAACAACGTTGGTCATGATTACTTGGAAGATTATGAGGAACGATATGATTTCTATCACCAGAAAGAAGACAAGATTCCCTTTGATCTCGAATTCTTTAACAAGATTACAAAGGGTGGTCTCCCGAATAAAACTCTTAACATTGCTTTGGCTGGCACTGGTGTCGGTAAGAGTCTCTTTATGTGCCATGTCGCATCTTCCGTCTTACTACAGGGGAAGAATGTGCTTTATATCACGCTTGAGATGGCTGAAGAAAAAATTGCAGAACGAATTGACGCTAATCTCCTTAACGTAAATATTCAGGATATTGGTGACCTTCCAAAACAGATGTTTGAAAGCAAGGTAACCAACCTTACCAAGAAGACTCAGGGAACTCTTATAATTAAAGAGTACCCTACTGCTGCTGCTCATGAAGGTCACTTCAGAGCACTTTTGAATGAACTTCAACTTAAGCGGTCATTTAAACCAGACATCATTTTTATTGATTATCTCAATATTTGTGCTAGTTCCCGCTATAGCAAACTTGGTTCTGTCAATTCATATAGCTATATTAAGTCTATTGCAGAAGAGCTTAGAGGATTGGCTTGCGAAGCCGAGGTCCCTATCATATCTGCCACCCAGACCACTCGTAGCGGTTATAGTAGCAGTGACGTTGACCTTACTGACACTTCTGAGTCCTTTGGTCTCCCTGCTACTGCTGATCTTATGTTTGCCCTTATTAGCACCGAGGAGTTGGAAGGACTAAATCAAATCATGGTCAAACAGTTGAAAAACCGTTATAATGACCTTAGTGTCTTCAAGAGATTTGTTGTTGGCATTGATAGGGCAAAGATGCGTCTGTATGATTGTGAACAATCAGCACAAGATGATATCCTTGACAGGGGTGATGAAATCGAATACAATGAAGAGACACCACTTAAAGATAAGTTTGCTAAACTAAACTTCTAATGTTAAAAAAGTATAACCCTGCTGTTTATTACTCAGTAATTTCAAAAAAAGATGGCAGGAAGATTGCTGATTGTGGGTGGGAAAGTGATGCCATCATGCTGGTCAGTTACGATCCTGAAAATAGAGAGTATGTGAAAAGCACAAATCATTTGATGGGTCCTGTAGTTGATATTGAAATCCCCAAAGAACTCCCTACTAGCGAAGTTGTTACTTGGGACGGAGTTGAATTTGCAGGAGATTATGAAGGACCACTCTATGCTCCACACCCCGATCTTATAGAACCAAAGCAAGAAAAATACTTGCCTGATTCCCAACAAGAACCATTTATTCCCACTTATCATGATTGATTACGAAAAGTACAAAGAGTTTGTCAATGCCGTCACGTCAAAAGAAAGTAAAGACAGTTACGATTTCGGTGCAAGAGTTGTCGATCTCATCGAAAAAGACAACTTTCCTGTCGAGCGATTGCTTACTGCTTCTGTAGGCATGTGTGCTGAGGCAGGTGAGTTTACTGAAATCATTAAGAAGATTATTTTCCAAGGCAAACCTGTCAACGAAGATAACCTGTTTCACCTGAAGCGTGAACTGGGTGACATCATGTGGTATGTTATGCAGGCATGTATGGGTCTTGATATCTCTCTTGATGAAATCGTGCAGATGAATATTGATAAACTCAAAGCACGTTATCCTGGTGGTGAGTTTGATGCTCACTATTCTGAAAACCGTAAAGAAGGAGATGTCTGATGGACGCTGCAGTAGAAGCATGGAACACAATGACTTGGTTCGACGGGTTTCTTTTCACCGTTTGGATCGCAGCATTGTATTTTGGTAAACTAAAACTCGATCAAAAGTTTGCTCGTAAAACCATTTACAAAGTTAAACTGGTCGATGATGCTAGAGACCAAAAGAAAATTGATGATAAATTAAATTACGACACTTATAGCAAATGACTACATTCAACTTAGAACTTTCACCCATTCAAGCTTTCTTGGTTCATGAAGCGTTGGTGGAAACACAGAAAGGATTCACACAAGATCCAAAGTGTGTGCCTGATCGGATTGTCGTTGTCCGTGAAGTGATAGAATCTATCGAAAAACATCTGGAGGAAGTAACTGATGGCACTGTCTGATTCAGTAAAATTTAGTTTGGAAGAAGCAGAATCTCATCTGAGAAATGCTCTTTCCTTTGCTGCTAGGCAAGAACGTCCAATGGTCTGCACTGCAATTGCAGACATGATCAAACAGATTGCAACAATGCAACACGCTGATGATATCCTAGATAAACTAGAGAATCGTGAACCTGGTAGCAGTGGATTGTTTGGAAACTTTCTAGACGACGAAGAGTAATGTATACGGTCTGGATTCATGTGGTAGCATTTTTCCAAGTCGTCGTGGTGAACTGCATTCAACCAGTCAATTGGAAATATTGTTACCGTGTGGACCAGTGGTTAATACCTGATATTATGGAAGGATATGAAATCTGGACAAAACAAAAGCATCCCTATCAATCAGAAAAGGAATATCTTTCCAATGTACAGGGAACCACACCTACAGAGAAAAAGTGATAAGTGTGCTGCGCTTTGGAGAGAATGGTATAACTATAAGTTTGGTTTGAAAGATGAAGAAAAAGCAAAAGAATATAGAGAACTCTGGGGTAAGTGTGTAGATGAACATTCCAAAATGATTCAAGCAGTAGTAAATGAAAATCCCATATACAATACTGAAAATTTGCTCTAAATAAGAGGGAAGAATAGTCCCTCTTTTTTATGCCTAGAGAAATCTCTGAACCTAATTCTGATCCAGACTATTATGATATGTACGAAGCCAAAGGTATGGCTCACTACTTCAAGTCTGGTGGTGGGGGATTCATGTATGAAGATAAACTGTATTACCAATACAAACAGATTGGTTTAGTTCCACCATCTTTTGTTCCTGCTGGAGCTGCTAATGATCTTCCAGATTTGATGTTGGAGGTAGCACCATCATCTAATGCTGCTGGAGGAACTCCAGCGAAAGCAAAGAAGAGAATAAAATTAGAAGTTAAATTAGATACTGCTGCTGACTTTGGTCAGAGTGGACTTAAGTGTAAACCTGATGGAACTTGGTATCTTGCTGGTCAAGATAGTCCAGAGGGTAGGCAGATGAGATCACTCCTCAATGCTATGGGAGTTCCTAGAATCGTCCAGAGGGAATGGGGTTCAGCTGGAAGACCAAAAATTTATTCTCATACTGGACCAGCTCAAAATATGTCGCAGAGAGACCTTGACTATGACAGAGAAAATTTTAAAGATATTATTTTGAAAGGTAGTGATGCCCCACAGGTTCAAACACTATTCAGTTATTACGGTACTAAAAGTACACACTATATTCAAATTGGTGGATATGGTTTGTATTATATGTCTTCTGATCCAGCTGGACTATCTACCATTGGTGTGAAAAAATTTGATGGTACACTGAAACTAAGAATAAGAAGAAAGCCAAGTGGTAGTAGAACTGAACCATGGAAGTATAGATTTTCCACTGCTCTTCTTATTGATAG